TTATTTTCTTGCGGTAAATCGTGCCTTTACAGGCATACGCAATGCAATTCGCTCACGGTTTAATGCTAAAGCGTTTTCTGTGGGCAAATAATTTTGCCAAAGATTAGGATCATCAGGTAGCTCCTCTGTCCAAAAATATTGTACATTGAAACCACGAGCAAGACACTCTTCATACAATAAGTCGTAACGTTGCTTTAAAAAAGCAAGTTTATTAAAGAAAAATCGTACGTGTCCTTCGCCTAATTTATAATCTTCAGGCTGCCCTTTTAAACTAAATTTTCCTTTCGCAACCGCATTGGGAATCCGTGTTAGCTCGCGATGTTCCGCCAGTAGATGTTGATCGCAAAGTTCCGCTGGGGGAACAAGGTTAATTCTGGTCATAAAATCTCTCTTTATTATTTCATATCCCATCGAGTAAGGAATATGACTAATTCCGCCAATAATGTGCTAGGTAATAACAAGGTAACGGTTACTAAAACTAAGGTGAGTAGAAAAACAATAAAAAAACTAAATTATTGCTTTTATTGAGAACTTAGAAGAGGAAAAATAAAGGGGTGGTGGAGCTGGGGGGAGTTGAACCCCCGTTTCGGTAATATATAACTTCATGATTTTATTATATAAAGTTTGTTTACTATTGAATTGCGGATCAAATGCGTATCTTTTGGGGAATTACTTCCTTGTATTCCCTTCGTATTCTTTTAGGTATCGACCATAGTGACGAAACAGCATTTCCGGTCCTTTATGCCCCATTTGATTGGCGAGCCAAAATAGGTTTTTACCTTGAGAGATATGCATTGTAGCAAAGGTGTGGCGAGTTTGATAGGGGTTTCTATAACGAATTCCAGCTTGAGTAATTGTTGGAATCCATGCTTTCTTCCGAATTGCATCAGCAGAAGCCCATGGTTTTTTTGTTTTCGGATCGCTAAACACAAAATCACTTTTTCGAGTGAAATTAAGTTGATCTTGTAGCGCATCTATTGCTACATCATCAAGCTCAATCAAACGAGTTCCTGATTTTGTCTTAGTGCCTTTGATTACACCTACAACTTTAGCTTTTTGTACGTGCGCCGTTTTCTCCTTAAAATCAATATCGATCCAGCGTAAAGCGCATAGTTCCGAGCTGCGCAAGCCTGTCCGTAAAGCAAACTTGAAAAGGTTTCGCCATTGCTCAAAACGGCAATTATCAAGAATCAATTCAATCTCTTGTGGCGTAAATGGATCGACTTCATATTCATCATCTTGCGATGCTGTTTTGTTAGTTGATTTATAGCGATCTACTGAGATCTGCGATACGGGATTAATTTGCAAAATGCCGTCTGTTACGGCTTCATCTATCGCGCTACGTAAAACGGACAGCTTGTTACGTATTGTTTTGGTTTTTGTGCGTTGCTGCTTAATCCAGTTTTTAATCATTGCTGGCGTAAGACTATTTACCGCTACTTTATGAAAATCAGATAGCTCATTAATCACCTTTTGATACCCCGCAATAGTAGATGGCGATAACCGGCGAACTTTAGCTGTTTCAATGTATTCATCAAGATAATGCTTAATGGTTACGCCTTCCACAAGTTTCCCGAAGATCCTTAATCTAGATGACGTTGGAAAGTAGTCGGCATAATTAAAAGTATTACGCTCGATTTTGTTTTGAATTTCGCCAAGTAAGCGGCCAGCATAATTAATATTCGATTGAGTTACAGGTAAAGAGAGTGGCTCGCGACAGCGCACTCCCTTAAATGTAAATGTGATATTAATTGTTTCACTTGCTTTATGTTTACGAATCGTTACGCCGCGTGGATTTTGTTTTTTCGCGCCCATTTATCAACCTCTTCTAAATCTATGAAACGCTCCTTGCTACCATCTACCGATAAAACATGAACCCCTTTCTGCCATATACCACGATTTAATCGCATATTGATTTGCTCTGCTGTTAAACCAAATACTTTACAATAAGTCACAATAGGCATTGTTTTGACCGGAATAATCATAATATTTTCCATATTTCCTCCAATAAAAACCGCCCTTTTGGGCGGCTTATTAAAAATTAATCTTCTTTATTTCTTTCCGTCAACTTGTACTGACGAAAGAAAGCTTGTGCGGCAAATGCGATTGCAATCCCAGAAAGAACACCTAAGAAATACATTTTGTTACTCCATTTTATCTAGGTAAAACATAATAAAAAGGATGGCTAACGCCACCCAGCCTAAAACAAAGCCCGCTAGCCAACCTGACATTATTGACCAACCTTAACAAATGGTACGCTTCCGCTTGGTGTCATAGTTGTTGGCAATACACCATTCCATTTTTCGGCTGCGGTTAAATCCACAAGTTGGCGGTTTTCTTTTAATGCCTCGCCTTTGGAGCGAATAGCGGCGGCTTCTGCTTCTCCAGCTAACCGCACTTTTTCGGCGTCGGCTTTGGCTTGAATTACTTCGGCATCGGCTTTGGCTTGTGCGTCAACACGAGCAATTTCTGCTTTTTTCTGCTGGATAATCAAATTGCGTTCTTCGGTTTGGATTGCGACGTTCTTTTGTACGCTTTCTTCCACACGTTTTTCATATTCTTTGTTGAAGTTGATCACGCTTTGAACCGCAGTAATTTCAATAGGATAACCTTTCACCGCCTCGCGGATTTGCGCTGTAATATCATTGGTTAATTGCGCCCGATTTTCCAACGCCAACTGTGCCGAATAACGTGAAAACACGATTTCCAACGCTTGACGACTACGCGGCTCAAGAAGTTGATTAATCATGTTATCTGTATTTCGGTAGTTTTTGTAAACTGCCACCGGGTCAGTTAACTTGAACGTGATGGTTAGTGCTGTGGTGACGGTTTGTGTGTCGCGAGTATAAGCAGCAATACCCGAGGTAATATCACCAACATCATCGAATTTTCCAATAGTGACTTTTTGTTCACGCGTGCTAAATACAACATCATCTTCAAGCCAACTGCGCCAGTGTAACCCTGCCGATTTCGTTTCTTGAATTTCGCCATAGCGGGTCACTAAGCCGATTTCTCCTTCGTCAACCGAAAACGGTGAGCAGGCGGATAATGACGCTGCGATAGTACTTGCGATTGCAATATGAATGATTGATTTTTTCATTTTTTCTTTTTCCTCTTTGTTGTTGATAGAAATAAAAAACCGCCCATAAGAGCGGTTATAACGATTTATTTTAGTTAGCCCACTTCATCTAACTTATCCACCTCTTTTGTAAAGAGGGGCTAGGGGAGATTTAATGGGCAGTAAATGGGTTTTATTCCTCATTAACGGTTTCTACATCTTTCCAAATTGGCTTCGTCATCGTGCTACCATCATCATTAAATGACGTTATTTCGATAAATTTTTTCTGTAAAATTAGCTCCCCGTTTTTTCGTTTAAATAATCTATATTCATTAGACTCTTTTATAGATTTCATAGATGGTCTAATTCTAAAGTCATTTAAAATAGCCATATTTTCAACATTAAACTCTCTCATTTTCACCTATCTCCCCAATCTTATTCTCATCCCTAACAACCGCTCCGAACATTTAATCCATTCGCTCATATCACACCACCAATCGAATAATTTTCCACGCAACGCCAAGAAATAATCCTATTCCTGCTCCAGCCACAACAATGATAAAAGCTCCAGTCAATACATAGACTAGCCAATCTATAAATTTATCCATATCTACTCCATCATACTCTTCATAAAATCAAGCCACTTTTGAGCATCTTCTTTTGTGCGAAAACAGCCGCCTCTTTCGGCTGCGGCAATATCAAAACTATTTGTGTCCCAAAATTCACTCTCGCACTCAATAACTCCACCATAAATATAGAAGTATGGTTCACCATCTTTGGGCTTAAACGGCTTAGGCAAATCTTCAATGCTAATCTTTGGCTCTTCCCACATTCCGATTATGTCTCTGTCTGACTTGATTTCATCTATTGTCCATTTTCCACCTGTTGTCCACGCCGTGTTCAGCATTGCTATATCGCCATTAAAATTTAAGATATATCCACATATATTAAAATTAATAGGCGAACCATCCCAATATTTATAGTCATCACTTAACTTGTAGCATATAAAAGCCTTATTCCCATTTCTTAATTTAACAGGCTCGCCATTTAAAGCTGCATCTAAGTCAAATTCTTTCATTTTCTTTCTCCTAAAACAAAAGGTGCTCACTTGGAACGCCTATTGGATTTGTTAAATACTAATTTCTATTTTTGATTACCAAGATTTACCACAGGCAACACAGGCACAAGTGGTTTTGCTGTTGTGCCAGTTGTTGATGTGCTGCTGCGGTTTTCATTTATCCAATCGGCTAATTCCTCCCACGAATCGTAGTCAAGTTTGTGGAATGCGTTATTTCGGTCGCTTGCCCAGCGTTTCAGATGCTCATTAATATCGCGCGTAATTACCTCTCGAGTGTTACTGCTTAACACGCTCCAGTAGGTTTTAACATCGTGAATAGTTTCGCTAACGATATAAGTATGGCGTGGCAAGCTGTATCGGACGTGACTAATCATTAAATCTTGGAGTTTATGCAGTGGGATTTTGATGTTAATTTCATTTGGTTGTGTCATGGTTTTCCTTTATAAATTTCTTTCTTCTGGGATATAAGTAGTTGGTTTACCTTCATTTGCTGCTCTAAACCAAAAATCAGCTTGGCTACGCAACCGCTCATTTTCTTTTTTCAGTAAATCAATTTCTTGCTTTAACTGTTCGATTTGTTGCATTAGTATTTTTGCATCTTTGCTCATAATGATTTTTTGGAGATATAAAAAAGCCACTATTGGTTAGTGGCTTATCATGTAACTCAAAACGGAATATCGTCATTAAACCCATCTTGTTCTGCTGCTGCGCTTAATGGGTCAGGTTTCTTTGGTTTTGGTTGTGATTTACTTTGTAACTTTGGCTCATCTTGACGACCTCCTAGCATTTGCAAAACATCGCCTTGTATTTCTGTCGTGTATCTGTCTTGGCCGTTATTATCTTGCCATTTACGTGTTTTTAAGCGACCTTCTATATACACTTGAGAGCCTTTCTGTAAATATTGGCCGCAGATTTCAGCTTGACGGCGATAGAACACAATGCGATGCCATTCGGTTTGAGTTTTTTTCTCTCCGCTGTTTTTATCTGTCCAACTTTCGCTGGTTGCTACGCTGATATTTGCTACTTGTTCGCCATTTGGCATTGTTCTCATTTCAGGGTCATTACCTAGATGCCCCACAATAATTACTTTGTTTATTCCTGCCATATTTCACCTACATATTTAAATTAAATAAACATTCGTCATAAAACGAATTATATTCATCAATCAGTTCCGAGTGATTTTGCTCAAGCCACGGAAGCTGTTTCGCATATCGTTGTTCAAGCTCTTGCTTGTCTTTGCATTCCCGCAAGCCATCTTTCAGCTTTTCAATCACTGTTTTTTGGTCAGCTTGAGAGGGTTTTGCCGGAATAGAGCTCGTACTCGGCGGCGTTGATTTGTTGTAGTGTTTTTGAGATTCTTGCTTTTTTTGCTCAGCCTTTTCTGGTGGCATGCTATCAACCAAATCATCTTCAACAATTTCAAGCGCCGTCAAATATAGATAACGTCGTTGATAAGTTTGAATAGCACCAAGATTTTGGATTTCCGTACCTGATGGCAAGGCTTTCTGAACCATTGGCGAGGTAAACTCAATGCTCTCATCCTTTTCGCAGTCATAGATTGTCAATGTAGCGAGATCGGAAGAATATCGAACAACAGCGCACATCTTTAATTCATCAAAGATTTCATTAACCCTCGGAAGAAAATCCTTTAGCTCAAAGTATTTAAAACTTCTATTATTGCCCGTCTTCTTCAGGTTTTCTTTTTGCAACTTCACACGCGCTTGCGACAACTTTGCATAAATACTCATTCCATCACCCCATAAAATTCATGCGCTTGTAAATTTGGCGAGTGCGCTCAACGTCTTTAGCACAATATTCCGCCACCTCGGCAATCTTGCCGTCTTGGACGCATTGCCACACTCTCGAGCCATCAATATCGCCTTTTTGCTCAACGCCAAGCACCTTACAAAGTTTATCGAGTGATACCGTATTGCCGTAGCCAGCCCATTCCGTCATCGTGTCGTAAGTATTTTGGCGTGTTGCCGTATAATAAGGTTTTACACCATTAATGACGGAGCGTTGAAAAATAAATCGGTCGTCAAATTTCGTGATGTTGTGCCCAATAAATTGAGGCACCTCCTTGGATTTACTGGCGTGCTCACGCAAATAATCATTAAAGCGAGTTAAAATATCTACCTCACGATTTGGAGCTTGCCAATCATCACAATAAAACACCACAGGGTCTTCATCATTGATCGCAACACCAATCGCCACAATCTCACCGAAAGCGCCATCAAGAGAGGTTTTATTCACCGCATCGCCCTTGTTTTCTTCCAGCCATTTTGCAATGGATTCTTCGTTTTTGTAGTTACCCGGAGCTTTTAAGTTCTCACACACATATGATTTCAATTCATCGTTTTGTGTCGGGATTGTTTCAATATCAATATAAATTTTCATAGTTAACCTCAAAATGGTATTGGATTTTCTTTTACTTGCTGGATTAATTCTTGCAATTCTTCCGGTGCAATTCGCTCTTGCCAAAGCCAGTTTTTAATTGCATTTAGCAATTCGGCCTTGCTTTCTAGGCGTTCACGCGGTGTTTCTTCCATTTTTAAGCTCTCCCATAACAATTGGATTGCCAATATTCACAATCAGCATCTTCAGGTTCACGCCAATCTTCTTCTGGTTCGTCTGGCTCTATGCTTTTGGTTTCAAATTGTGCGTAGTAGTCGTAGGGATTATCGCATTGCCAAGGAGATAGGATTATTCGTTTCATTAGTTTGCTCCTGTGTGGCTTGCACCATATTGGCAAGCATTGAGAACATTTCAGGGTTTAGCACGATAGTATGAGCGTGTGCTTTTCGGTCTAAATGCAGGCGGATATTGCCTTGTTTATCCACAAAATAGCCGTTTAATACATAAGGGGTGAACGGTTTGCGACGTGGTTTAGTTGGTTTATCCTTGATTTTAGGCTGGGTACGTGTCAGTCCTTGTGGCTTTGCTATAACCACTTCTTTTTCTACCGCACTTTCTTTCGGTGTAGCAGTAAATTGATTGGTTTCCGCATCTTTTTGATAAGGCGGAATTTTGGTGTTTTCCATTGCATTAAAATTTTCGATTCGTTTATTTAGGCGTAAGGTTGCAATGGCTTCATTGGCAAAATAGGCGGTTTTTTGGTACAGCTTATTGTTCACCCATAATTCGCCAAAATATTTTCCGGTTTCTGTGCGGATGATTTGTGTTTTGTAGCTTTCCACTTTCATTATTTACTCCAAGTGCGGTTAATTTCTTCTTGTTTTTGTGCGGTGTAAGCCTGCAGTTCTTTTTCTGCGGCGAGTGTAAGATTAGGTGGTAAACATGCGCCGTTTTCATATACGCCGCCTTTCAGTTCACACTGTGTTTCAGCTTGGATTTGTTCGCTTAGTGTGTTGTTGCGCCAGTCTGTTTGATTAGCTTTTGCACCTAGACTGATAACTGCTGACACGATGATTGCACCAAAGAGACAAGTCATAATTTTTAATGCTTTTTCAGTGCTTTTCATAAAGTAGGTAAAACTGTTTTTAAGTTGATGTTTTTTCATTTTGAACCTCGATTTTGGCGTAAAAAAAGACCGCACTTTTCAGGCGGTCAGTGGAGTAGTGCAATCAGTCTATGCTGATTTTGTCTAGATAGGGTGGCGCAGTGTTCTTTTGGTGTTAATGTAAAGTATTTTTAAGAGTCAAACTTTCAGATCCAAAAGATGCGCCATAGATAGGATAGTCTTAGACTACACTTTAATTTCTAATTTTTCCATTGTTGCATTCCTCGTTTGTCTGCCATTTCAAAACACACTCAAGAACATTTCCTCGCCCTGCGCATTAGGCTTAGTCTTTGTAGAATGTGTTTTGAAATCCACACTTTAGTTTTGCGCTCCCCAAAACTTTAAACTTTGACGCTATCAACCGTTGCAAACTTACGCCTATCATTTGCCAGTTACCGCATTGCCGCTTATGGGTTACGGATTTTATGTATAGAGTGCTCATCGTTTCCGACTTCTTTCTGTGATTGCGTATTAGTGTGATATACGCATTGCTCTGTCCCTATACCGACTTTACTCAACGCAGGGCATTGCTTTCGCATAAATCCCTTTATGTTGTCACTAAATTTTCCGTCTCTCCGGCTGTCACGCTCTTTTAGCTGCGTTTGCTAAATTAACCAGTCCGTGGGCTTGTTCGCCATTTCCCCGACTGAACTCGTATCCTCTAAGGGATTGCTTAAAGATATAAACAGCGCTGCCATTAACCTGCCAACCACATCTCTTCGGTTAAACACGCAGTACAGTTTTCTGCTCTGGGGTTACTCGACTTTAATCAGCCGATAATTTATATCCCGCACGAGACCAAGTTTTTAAAGAACATTGCCTTTCGGCTTGGTTGTAAAACCTTTATTCAAGCCCTCACCAAAAGGGCTTAGTAAAGATTCTTATTGTTTTGTTAGTTGTTCCGCTTTTACTGGGAACCAGTAACTATCTTTATTTAAGTAAACAAATCTTCCACCTGAAATATCTTCTTTCTTTTCAAACCCTATAATCTCGAATGGCCCAAATTTGATTCCAAAGTCGTTTTTATAAATAACTCGGTCGCCAACTTTTAAATCGCACTCAATCGGTGCGACTGAGTTAAGCTGTTTTTTAAAGTTTTGAAGATTTGTCATTTTTAGGTTCCTTGTTTGTGTATCTCGTTTTGATGGGTGTATATTATCTAAAAGATAAAATCAGATCAATATAAATTTTACCTTAAAGGTAATAAATATTTATCTTTTTTATTATCTATTTGCTTTTTAAGGAAATAAATTTTAAACGAGGTTATTTAAGTGGTGGTTTTTTGAGCTATAAAAAATATTTTTGCGATCTGGCTCGAAAATTTTTGAAGAGGTTTTAGACAAAAAATAAGAATTGGTTAATATGTAAGGAAAAGGAGATAGTTATGAAAGTATCAAAAGACGAAGTGTTAATCGAATTGAGCAATTTAATTGGAAAGGATATAGCTATACTGCTGTTGCTATCACAAGCTTTTGAGGACGGCTACGGGGAGTTGATATCAATAGCACACCAAGATATAGAGATTGAGGAATAGCGGGAAAAAGAAAACCGCCATGGGAGCGGTTATTGACACAGATTGGAAACAAAAATGCGAGAGATTGTTTTAGGAAGTAGCTCAGGAATAAACAGATGGTTTCGCCCTATGTTTTTTAACATATATTCTTTTCTGCATAATGATAATGCTCTAATGCTATTTTCCAATAAAGATAATAGTTGGTTTAATAATGATTTAATTTTATCTAATGTTAATGGTTCTGGCTCCATAATTTTTGAATAACTAAGCATAACATTAAGCCCTGATGCTTGATTATTGTGAATGTAACCACAAGCTTCTGAATACTCCTTCATAAAAGCGCTATATATATCTTGAGAATAAATTTCTTGATTGGATAGTTTATCGCTAAGTTCTTGAAACAGAGGTGTTATTCTTGTTTCGTCATCAGCACTCTTTTCTAAACAGCAACGAGCTACATTTTCAATTAAAGATCGATAAGAAAAATAAAAATATCTAGTATGATTTGCTTTTATATTATTCAAGCAGCATAAAGCATCATAAATAACACTATTCATAAATCGATCTTTCTCAGCTGTGCTTGCCTTGATAAAAATAATACGTTTTATAATGGTGTTTATGATGCTTAAATTTTCATTTCCAAACACTTGAAAATGCTCTTTAAACCATTTTAACTGGAGTTTTATTTTAAGTGGATCTTCATCAATGAAATTCATTTCTATTTACCCAGGATTTTTGTTATCCATTGTAGAGATTCATTTTTCTTATTTCTTTTAGGTTTTATTTTAATTAGCTCGTCATCTTTTCTTTCTTTTACTACACTCAAGATATGATTATATAATGATACACTCATATTTTCTTTATACCCTTTTTGTAAGATATGTTTAATAGTAAATGCTACGATAAGTGTTCTTGATGAAAGAATATAAGGCTTTAAATTCAGTTTCATTTCTTTGATTAGAAACAAATTGATTGATTCATTTTTTATAAAAAATGTTTTTATCAAATAATGCCTTTGCAAAGAAACCCAAGAAAAAATAGATATTTTTATTTTTGTAAGCAGGTCTAATTCTTCATTTAAATTTGTTTCCATTTTCCATTTCCTCTTGTTCTAATTTCTGCTCAAGTTCAGAACATATATTTCTAATATTAGAATTAGTTCTAAGGTATCTTGTCGCAACATTTCCTCGACTTGAATGTTTAAGATCATTTGCAGTATGAAACTGATTATTAAAAAAGTACATATCTGGCAATTTGCTTTCCATATCTTTTTTAAAGTTTTTGTTTTTCCAGTAGCTCCTTTGGAGTGTCAGTGTATATTATACCAATAGGACGTACTTTTATTCTAGCTTTCTTTACCAATCCTTTAACAACATTTACTAAATTAGCTGTTCCAAAACCTGAATATTTATCAATTTTAGAAGGAAGAATATAATAGTCACTGCAATATAATGATGCGTCCGTATAAATTGAAATAGTAGGAGGACAATCAATTAAAATGTAGTCATATTTATCTCTTAACCTGTTGTCATCAATAAAATTTTTAAGCCTATGTATTTGAGATGAATCGCTATGATTTTCATTAATAACATTTATATCTCCTAATACAATATCTAGGTTTTTATCAATCGATTTAATAAGCAATTCTGCATTTGCTTCATCAGAATCTTCATATAATGTAGCATTAGTTTTAAAGATTTTTCGGATAGTATTTTCAACCGAAACTTCTTTAAGATATTCATCTATTTTTTCTTCGGTATCATAGAAGGTTTGGGTGCAGTTAAATTGCGGATCTGCATCTACAATTAGCACCTTTTTGTCTTGTTTAGAAAAGCAATCAGCGACACTCACACATAGTGTTGTTTTTCCAACACCGCCTTTCATATTGATAAAACTAATTACTTTTGCTGATTTATTTTCATCTGTCATTATTTTTCTCCTATTTTATCTTATTTACACATAGTAGCTACAAATCCAACACCAAGCTCTCTTTGGCAATGCCTGCTATATATTGCATTTTGCGGATATTTTCTTGGTAAAGGTTGATTGGCTCGTGGTTTTCATTCACGGAATAGAGCGTGAGTCTGCCACCTTGTTCGTAGGCGTAGATTTTAACCATTACCTGATCTTCATCGGTAACAACAAGCACTTCATCCCCATTTTTAATTTCGTGATTAGGTTCAATAATCACGTATTCACCGTGCTTGATACGTGGGGTCATTGAATCGCCCTGACATTTTAGGGCATATACATCTTCATCACGGCTTGGCCACCAAATGTAGCCATCGCCTTCGCCTACGGGGTATTCTAAATCGATCCAATGCCCTTCAGTACCTAATTGGGCGTAGCCGCGAATAGGCACATGGTTCACGGGTATGGAACGCATTTTCAGGAAGTTCACGCCTTTCGGATTTTGGCTGAGGTCGTCATAAAGCAAGCAGTCTGCAGACATGAGGAATAATTGCTCAAGGGTGTTTAAAAAGAGCTTTTCATTTTCCACGTTGTCGGAATTCAATAACTCTAATAAACGGCTTTCTTCAATCTCGGTTCGCTCCGCCAAAAGTGGGAGTGAGATGCCTTTTTTACGCATTAAAAATTTGACGTTATCCAGCAAGTGGACAGGCTGTTTCTCTTCAATGGCTTGATGCTGTTGATCTAACCAGCCTCTTGGCTTACCCATTCCATCTTCTAATTTTGCAGCAATTTTATCGCCAATGCCTTTCGGCTTGCCGTTTTGAATAGCATTTTTATTCTTAATTTGTAGTAAATAACTTACTGCAATTCCTGTTTTAGAAGCAAGTTCAGAAGTGCTGCCAGCCTCATCAATAAGTAAAAGTAAATTATCGTGGCGGATCTCTTTCATTGTTTTCATAAACACCCCCTTGAGTTAGTTCATTATTGTTATTTTATTATCAATTGGATAACAAATAAATATGATCTATTTGTTGATTTGTGTTTACCTATAAGATAATATTTCATTTACTTTTTAGATAAATGATGTTTGTATGAAATTAAGAGATTACTTTGAAAAACAAGGAAGAGGGGTCGCTTACCTATCTTGCCAAACAAATGGGAGCGAAAACATCAAATGTGTGCCTCTGGGCTAAGGGTAAAAAGAAGGTGCCAACTAATCGCTGTCCAGACATCGAACGCATCACAGAAGGCAAGGTAACTTGCGAAGAGTTACGCCCTGATGTGAATTGGGGTGTGTTACGTAATTCAAAAGGGCAATAAAAAAACCAAGGCTTATTTTTGATTTTTATTAAAAAACTTATCTAGCACAACAGGCAGAAGAGTAAGGCTCCAAAAGAAAAATGACAATTTGAGTACAAAGTAAGGCCAACTTGACTCAGTTAGCAAAAATTTAAAACCAAACTCAATAAGTTCTTCTTTGCTAAATGAACCAAGTGTAGTTAGAACGGCAATGCACATCATTGATGGAATGTAGGCGTAGTTATCTAAAGTTTGTTGATATTTCCTTACTCCCCATTTGTGCAATAAAACTAATCCCAGAGGGATGCCGTTTACAAGTATTCCAATGAGCCAATACGGAATATCACTTCCAATAATTAACCGTGGAAGTAATAGAAAGACAATAAAACATAACCCGACGAATAAATCACGGAATGTAACAAAGGACATAAAAAGAATGAGTAAATTGCAAAGTAGATTGCGCATTATTGCACAAATTTGGCGAGAGGATAGCGAGTTTCGTTACTTTACGGCGATTGCCATTCTTTTTGTGGTGGTGAGTTTTTTTAATAAAAAAGCCACGAGGAGATTTCGTGGCTTTAACTAACTTCCTTTAATTGTTATTCACAGAGGTTATCTGCATGGAAAATATTAATCCAAACGAAAAAACAAGTCAAACGCAAAACGGCAAGATTCTCAAGGCTTTATTGAATGGCGAGCGATTGACTCAGCTTGATGCTTACACCCGATTTAATTGCACTCGTCTTGGAGCAAGGATTTACGACATAAAAAATATGAACGAGGAATACAAGAACAAAGTTGTTGATAGATGGGTTGTTCTTCCAAGTGGTAAGAGAGTTAAAGAATACCGATTCGAGGCTTGATATGAATAATGATTCCAGATTCATTCCAAATTCTTTCCAGGTGCCTAATGCTGTTATAGATGAATTAATGTCAGAACTAAGCGGTGCGGAATTAAAATGTTACTTAGCTATTTTACGCAAAACTAAAGGTTGGAATAAAGATTTTGATGCGGTTTCAGTTACGCAATTAATGAGTGTGACAGGGTTAAGTAATAGAGCAGTAATTGATGCCTGCAATCATCTAGTTGAACTAAATTTGCTTTATCAAAAAACAGGGAGTAGAGGTGTAAAAATTTTCTCAGTTAACCTGTGTAATAACTTCACTAGTGAAAAAAGTTCACCAGTGAAAAAAGTTCACGGCACCGGTGAAAAAAGTTCACTAGTGACTAGTGAAAAAAGTTCACACACAAAAAACAATATAAAAAACACTATACAAAATACCCCCCCTATATCCCCCCAAGGTGAATCGGCTACGCCTGCAAATGGGAAAATCAACGCAGAAAATATTCCTTTGCCGGATTATGTCGATCGTGAGACATGGATCGCTTATTGCCGAATGCGTAAAGCCAAGCGGGCGGAAATTAAAACTGAAGATACGATTAAGCGATGTTTGGGAGACTTGGAAAAACTCTGTGGGGGAAGTCCTGATTTGGCTAGGGCAATTTTGGATCAATCTATCGCCAATACCTACACAGGATTATTTGCTCCGAAGTCCTTACCTAATCGAACGGTAAACTCAAGTGCAAGCAATGACCCTTTCGCCGATAACGGCACGTGGGGCGTGGGAAGAAAATTAAACGTCGATCCAAGTTTAATTCCGGAGTATTTACGATGAACGCAATCACACCAACTCAGAAAAGTGCGGTCGAAAAATCCGATGTTTCTAGCAATGCAACGAAATTAATTGACCGGATGTTTACCCGATTGAAGTCGCTTTTCCCAGCTTGGAAACAAGCATTTGACAGCATTGAGACTTACAACGAAACCAAGCAAGTATGGCTTGAAGAATTGATCAAAGCTGATGTGATGACCCCATTGGCATTAAAACGAGGATTAGATCGTGCAGCAGGTTCTGAAAGTCCATTTTTCCCAAGTGTCGGACAATTTATTGCTTGGTGCAGTGAAGACTATCACGAATTGGGTTTACCGAACGAAGCGGAATTATACCAACGTTATAAAACTTTCTTAGGCTATGCCCGATTCAATCGGGATGAATTTCAATATCGTTCAAAAGTGGAATTTTGGTTGCTTAAAAATCTGTACGAAAAGTGCAAGAAAAAATCGGAAGAGGACACGTTGAAAGCTATTCCGAAATTACTCACAGAAGCGGCAGAAAAAGTGCGGTCGAATTTTCCTTTTGAGGATATTCCAAAGATGATTCCAGTAAAACCAAGTTTTTACGATAAAGCGAAGGCTGATAAGGCGCGCGATAGCTTGATGGCAATGATGAAAGGGGCATTGCAATGACAAGCTACAAATGCCCTAAGTGCGGTGCGGAATTAGAGGATTTTTATACGCCAGATTATTTTATATCGAGTAGCGAATGGGATGACGATCGTTTCCGCTGTAACGGTCACTTAATTGAGCCAATACCGTTTCCGCAGGTAAGCAAATACAGCGCAGTAAATCGAACAAAATCTTGCGGTTATTTTGGGTTAGAAGATTTAGGTGTGGAGTACAAAGAATGAGTTTTGAAGAGCATAACAATCGCAAGAAAGCGAATAAGTTTGCTGAGTACATCACGGGGGAATCTCTGCGCCGATATTTGGCTGGGAAAGTCGAGAAATACTTAGGTAAAAATCCAAGTGTTTTTGATGGTGCAGCAGGCAGCGGACAGCTTGAGCAATTTATTCAACCAAGCAAGTTTATTGCAGTAGAAATTCAAGCGGAATCATGCGCGGCATTAGCCAATAATTATCCAGATGCTGAAATTCATAACACGAGTTTTTTCTTGTATCAAAGTGAGCCAAAAAGTGATTGTGTTGTAATGAACCCGCCATTCTCACTTAAATTTAAAGAACTTGCCGAAGAAGAAAAGGCCGCTATTCAAGCAGATTTTCCGTGGAAAAAATCAGGTGTACTTGATGATGTTTTTATGCTGAAAGGATTAGCCAATGCTCATCGTTTTGGGTTTTTCATTATGTTCCCAGGTATTGCCTATCGAAACACCGAAAAAACACTCCGTGAAGTTATTGGGAATCAATTAGTCGAGTTGAATTTGATTCAAAACGCCTTTGAAGATACGCCAATTTCAGTGCTTTTTTTGATAGTTGATAAAACTAAGTCGAATAACAAGACATACCGCGAATTGTATGACTGTGCCACGAATAAAATAATTAACGCTGACGAATGGTTAATCAATCCTGATAAATGGGACACGGTTTTACCGCCAGAACCGCCAAAAGAAAAAATCGATCCAATGAAATTAGAGTTGATGTCACAAACTCAATTAAAAGAGCAAGTGAGAACTCAAGTTCAATTTAGCCGTTTGGTATTTGATTTAGAAGGCTGGCCACGTGAAGAATTTGAAAAATTCTGCGATGAAGTCTGTGCATTAATTCAGGAAGAGAAAAAATCAAATCGATTTTTATTTGGCTGGGGCGAATGATGAAAGATTTTTATATTCACCGTAGCGCATATCACGACGGTTCAACAAAAGGCTTTCGCCACGGTATTAAACATAAACGGCACGATTGCTTTCGTGGAGATGTGCGGGTGTTGCAACGTATTAATGGTGAAATGGTACAGATTTCTCGCATGCGAAAACGCTTTAAAACCTATGAAGATGCGTATGCGTGGGCACGTAGTGTGGAGTATCGGGAATGATTATTCCAATGATGAAAAAGGTTGGTGGGTACGATGACAACTGAAAAAATCATTAAATCTAAGCAGCGTGTAAAAGCTTTTGCTGAGGTGTTTACCCCAGCTCCTATTGTCAAAAGAATGCTGGATTTATTAGATAAGGGTAACTATTCACCCAAAACAACGTTTTTAGATCCAAGCTGTGGTAACGGCAATTTCCTCGCAGAAATTTTGAGACGAAAATTGGATAAGCTGCAAGAAGAATATGACGGCAGCGGAGAGCCCGCTGAGTGGTTGGTTTATGATTGTGCAGCGTCATTATATGGCATAGATATTCAGGTTGATAATGTAGAGGAGTGTCGCCAGCGGCTGTTTGATATTTGCTATCGAACACTATCACAGATATTGGGCGTAAACCCAGTGCCATTTGTGGATACGTTACGGAATATATTTAATCAAAATATTGCCCATGGGAATACCCTGGAAGGGAAATTCTTTCTATGCTCTCATTTACGCGATGGAGCTAAATTAACCGTGGGTGTTCATCATTTTTCTGATGGATTAAAAATGCCGACAGAAAATCCCCCTGTGCTTGTCTATACCACGCTATTGCCAAAGGTATTTGACTTTTATCCTGATGATTTTGAGGACGAATAGGATTGTGATGACGGACAAGCAAGTATTTTATCTCCGCAATGAGCAAGTGCGGTCAAATTGCCAAGCGTTTATTCAAGGCTTGCCAACGGACGATAAAAAACCGTTGGTAGTCAAAATCCAGCCGATAACACGCTCACTTGAGCAGAACTCAAAACTTCACGCACTACTAAGCGATATTAGCAAACAGTGCGAATTTAACGGTAAAAAGCGAGACATTGACACTTGGAAAATGATTATGGTATCGGCTCACAAAATCGCAACAGGTGGTCAGGCTGAAATGGTAATCGGGCTTGAGGGGGAAGTTATCAATCTACGAGAAAGCACCGCTCAAATGAGCGTAAAACGACTAGCAAGCCTAATAGAGTACATTACCTGTTGGGGTGTGCAAAATGGTGTGAGATTTAACGATAGATGGGGATTTTAAATGAAATTAAATGATGACGAGATTCTAGAGTTAAAAATCGTGCTTTGGATTGTGGCGGTTTGGGTAATTTTTAATATGGTGTTTGGCTAATGGCGAAAGAGTATAAATGTAAAGTTTGCGGTCAACCGTTTGTAAAAACCTTTAGCTCAACACAGAAAGTTTGCTCACCTGAGTGTGCGATTAAATTAGCCCGAGATAATGCGCAAAAAGCACAAGAACAAGCAGAAAAGAAAAAACTGAACGAACGTAAAGCTAAATTAAAAAGTCGCTCAGAATGGCTGAAAGAGGCGCAATCAGTCTTTAATAAATTTATCCGGTTACGGGATAAAGACCAGCCTTGTATCAGTTGCGGTCGGTATCATCAAGGAAAGTATGATGCAGGGCATTATCGGAGTGTTGGAGCGTGCCCAGAATTAAGATTTTACGAAATAAATTGTTTCCGTCAGTGTGTACCATGCAACCAACACAAGAGCGGCAATATTATTGAGTACCGCATAAATCTTGTAAAACGAATCGGTGCAGATAAGGTAGCGTGGTTAGAACGTCAAGACCACGAGCCAAAGAAATACACCATTGAAGATTGCAAGACGATTATTAAGTATTACAAGGCAAAAATTAAGGAGCTTACGTGAATATTGATGTGATTTCAGTTGAATTTGGTTATTGGGCTACACCTCGTTATGAGACTGAATTTCCACGTGTAGCCGCAGGGTTTGCGGAAATGAAATGTGATGCTCGTTATGCTGAAAAATATCGTATGCGTCCTATAAGCGATGAATTAGGAATGGAAATTGATGGCTACCTTGGTGTAATTAGAAAAGTCACGCCAGAACTTTATGATGTATTCGTTCTGACTTATATTAAGAGATGGGAAAAACAAGAAATTTTGCGATATTTACATATTTCACGGCGTGAATATTTCAATCGATTGAAAACGGTAAAAACATCACTTTTATTGCTATTATCAACAGAAGGTAAGCAATGTTTATTTATTGCCTGAAAAGTGCGGTCTATTTTGACCGCATTTTTATTATTAATACCTACAATAACCACAAAAATAATTGACATTAATTAATTTATAGGTATAATAACCACATAAACAAACAATATAGGAGCAAATCAATGTGGATAGCCGAAAAATAATTAAGATGATTGAAGCAGATGGTTGGGTTTTCCATCACGCCACAGGAAGTCACCACCACTTCACTCATCCAACAAAGAAAGGGATTGTGACCATCCCACACCCTAAAAAGGATTTAAAGAAAGGGACGGAAAATTCAATATTAAAACAAGCGGGGCTAAAATAGCCCTGCTATTAAAGCAAAGAGGAAAGATTATGTTATATCCAATCGCAATTGAGCCGGGCGACGAAACTCACGCATTTGGTGTTATAGTGCCAGATATTCCTGGTTGTTTTTCTGCCGGTGATACGCTTGAAGAAGCCTATATTAATGCGAAAGAAGCTATTGCGGGGCATTTGGAATTATTGGTTGAAATGGGCGAAGAAGTACCATTGCCAACATCAATGGAAAATCACCGTAACAACCCTGATTTTACAAATTATGGAATGTTCTTTGGTGTGGTAGATGTGGATATTACCCATTTATTAGGTAAATCTGAAAAAATCAACATTACAATGCCTGCTTATTTAATTAAGCGCATTGATGATTTTGTCTCAACACATCGTGAATATAAAAACCGTAGCAGTTTTTTAGCTAAAATCGCAGCAGATAAGATCTTATCTGCGTAATCTTATCTCCCCTTGATAAGCTCCTATTTCAAGGGGAGTTATTTTATTATACATCGAAAAAAATGATAAAACCGTTTGACAGTGCACACTAAAAGTGTATTATATGTACTATATTGCGGTTTTAGCGCATAGCAAACGCAAGAAAGAATTTTACAGCCCTGATCGGAAACGGTCGGGGCTTTTTGTTTACAGTAATAGCTCCTTACCTTGTTAGACTTTATTGGGCGAGAAATCGCACGGGGTAAGGCCATCTATCACAAGCTCACGTTAATGCGTGGGCTTTTTTATTGCCTAAAAAATTAGGGGGAAATATGCCAATTAAAGAGCCTGATGTATGGGCGTTAATATGGTCTTGGTTACAAATTAATTTGAGTTCAAGCTCTATTCAAAGCGCCCTGTGGGCATTATTTATTTCTATTTTAAGACTTGGATTTATGCGTAAAAAACCAAGTTTCCGATATGTGTTCATTGATGCAGCTATGTGTGCATCTATTGCTGGCGTAGCAGTGCCGATCTGCACTCATATTTTTGGGCATAGTGAATACTCATCGTTTCTTGGCACGATGATTGGTTTTGTTGGTACTGAAAAAATTCGAGAGTTCTTGTTTAAATTTATTAATCGGAGAATTGAAAAAGATGACAATGATGATTTCCGAAGTGACGTTCAATAAAATTTTCCCTCATGCAGTTAATGGTGTTTATCAAGCTATTTCAGAACAAATAGAAAAAGCAGGTTGTGTAAATAAGATGCAGCAAGCTATGTTCTTGGCTCAATGTGGGCATGAAAGTGGAGGGTTTACAAGATTTAAAGAAAACTTAAATTATTCTTGGTCTGGGCTTTCTCAAACTTTCCGCAAATATTTTCCCGATCCACTTACAGCCAAGAAATATGAGCGTAAACCTGAGCTCATAGCCAATCGTGTTTATGCTAACCGTTTAGGTAATGGAGATGAGAAAAGTGGAGATGGTTGGAAGTATCGTGGTCGTGGACTGATTCAGATCACAGGTAAGGATAATTATGCTGCGTTTAGAAAATGGTTAGGTAGAGATATTGAGCCAGAAGATATAGCAAGTAATTTAGACTTATCAGTTAAAGCTGCTGTTTGGTATTGGAAACTCTGTGAATTAGCTGATCTTAATTCGGTAGAGAAAGTGACTCGAAGAATTAATGGTGGGCTAAATGGCATTGATGAGCGTTGCAAGCTATATCGAGCATTAATGGTAACTGATAATGACTAAGTACATTTACATAGCGTTAGGGGTTGTTGTAGTGGTTTTGTTTGGCGCATTGCGTTACCAATCAAGTGTTATAGATGAGTTGAACACAACCACAAAACAACAAGCCCAAACCATTCAGCAACAAGAAGATGCGAACAAGGCATTGAATATTGCGCTACAACAAGAGCGTGATGCAGTCATTGAGCAACAGCAACGTAATGATGAAATAGAAAGGATAGCAACAGAAAATGCTGAATCAGTTAAAACAATCATTAAGACACAACCTTGTGCTCACACTCGTTTGCCTCAGTCTGCTCTTGACCGCCTGTACAAATAAGGTCACGACCAAGGCAGAATATATTTACCCACCTCAAGCCTATACTGCACCTTGTGTTAAAACAGCATTTACTGGTGAGACATACGGTGATGTAGTCATACAGCTTGTTAAGGTAACAGCAGAGCGAGATAAATGCGCAAGCCAAGTAGATAATCTCAATAAGTGGATTAATCAAACCAAGACCGCCAATTAAAGTGCGGTCTTTTTTTATCAACAAAAACAACAGGAGCAATTATGCTAACAATTAAAATCATCCAAGACGGTGTAACGTCAATTACTGAAAGCAATAGCTTTGCATTTTATGATGAGACTTCTCGTGAGTACAAAGAGATGCTTAGACTAGCGGATAAATTAAAAGATAAACCTACCGCACTTAACGGTATTTACTATACCCAACCAATGTACGGCGACCAAGAGTGCAAAGAGGTTATCCGAGAGGAGTCAATCTACTGCTCGGCTCGAAATAATCCAACAGATAAAATCATTGGTGTGATGATTGATGTTGAGCTCGATGACGAGTACGGCGATCAAGGTATTGAGAAAGAGATTGCATACAGCTTAATTGGCACTGGAGACCATATCTACGTTACCAATGAGCAAGGTAAGACAGTATTTAATATTTAAATCTTCAATAAAGGCGGCTGACAACAGTCGCTTTTGTTTTATATACGCTACATATCTCAGCTATGCCCCTAAGGGAAACATCAAGTCATTTGGGGTTATATCTAAGCTATGTGATGTTAAAACGAACACATCAATGAGAATTACACAGATAAATTCGAATTAAAAAGGTACTCCTGAGGGGGTACCCATTTCCACGGGGTTTCGGGCGCGCGGTTTTCGACAGTTTTTTGAATTTTTTGACGATCCACCACAATAAAACAACGCATTGTTTTTGTTAATGTTTTTATGTTGGTGGTTGTTCATTTTTAGTTTTGAGGGGTTGTACTGTGAGCGATTATTACAGTATTAGCAAAATGGCTACTATTGCTGGGTGCGATAGACGCACAATGTCGGCGAGAGTAAGTCACCTCTCGCCAGAAAAAGAAACGACTAATTACAAAGGATTTTCGCTCAAGCAGATATTTAGATTACTGCTTGAGGATAGTCGCACAAAAGACGTTGACGGGCTGTCACCGTCGGATCAGTTAGCTTACTGGAACGCGCAACTAAAACAACTTGAGTACAAAAAACGTCTTGGTGAGGTTTGCGAGGTTGCTGATGCATCTAGACAAATGTCAATCATCGTTAAGGGGATGTTGCAGCCACAAGAAACACTAGCTGATAGGGCTGAAGCCGCAGGAATGCCGTTAGAATGGGTTATTTGGTTACAGAAAGAGGTTGACAAAAACCGCGACGAAGCGGCAGATCTAATCTTAGAGGATGAAACGGATGTATGCGAAAGCGAGTGATATTAGAAAAGATTTAGCGGAGATGATAAAAGCGCCGAATCGAATGAAAGTATCTGAAGCTGTCTCACAATATATGCGCGTTCCATTTGGTGGCGGCTCATCTGTGAGGTGGGATAAAGACCGCACGCCTTATGTTATTGAGCCGATGGATTGTTTAAACTCTCGTGAGTATGACGCAGTTATTTTTGTTGGCCCCGCTCGAACCGGTAAAACAGTTGGTTTGATTGATGGGTGGATCACGTACTCAATTATTTGTGATCCATCTGATTTTTTACTTGTGCAGTTGACACAAGAAAAAGCAAGTGAACATAGCCGCAAACGCTTAGATCGTACTTTTAGATGTTCGCCAGAAATCGCAAGCCGACTAAGCCCTTATAAAAATGATAACAACGTACACGACAAATATTTTCGCGCTGGTAATCTGTTAAAAATTGGCTGGCCGTCTATTAACGTTTTATCGTCATCTGATTACAAGTATGTTGCATTAACAGACTATGACCGCTGGCCAGATGATGTAGACGGTGAGGGGGACGGATTTAGTTTAGCGTCCAAGCGTACCACCACTTTTATGTCATCCGGCATGACGATGGTGGAAAGCTCACCCGGAAAAGATATTGTTGATCTCAAGTATCATCCGAAATCAACGCACGAAGCCCCGCCAACAACTGGGATTTTGTCATTATACAATCGCGGAGATCGCCGTCGTTTTTACTGGCAATGCCCGCACTGCTCGGAATGGCTGGAGCCGAGCATGGCAAATATGATCGGTTATCGTGATGATACGAATTTTGTCGATGCAAGCAAAAAAGCCCGCTTACAATGTCCACACTGCCAAGGCGTCATTGAGCCAAGCAAAAAACGAGATCTAAATATCGGCGGAAAATGGCTCAAAGAGGGGCAAACAATCGACAAAAACGGTGTTATCCATGGCGAGGGAAGAAAATCCCGTATTGCGTCGTTTTGGCTTGAGGGCCCCGCGGCAGCTTATCAAACATGGGAGCAACTTACCTACAAATTGTTGACTGCCGAACATGAATTTGAAATGACAGGTAGTGAGGAAACCTTAAAGGCAGTAACAAATACTGACTGGGGATTGCCTTATTTACCACGCTCCGCACTTGAGCAACGCCGAAGTGATGAGCTGATGGAGCGGCGCGAAGAAACCGAAAAAAGAACGGTACCTTATGGGTGCCGTTTTTTATTGGCTGCAGTTGATGTACAGGGTGGGCGGAATCGCCGTTTTGTCGTTCAAATTGTTGGATATGGCGAAAACAGCGAACGGTGGCTCATTGATAGATACAACATTAAATCATCAATGCGGAGCAATTCAGAGGGGGAAAGCCTACCCGTTGATCCGTCCGCCTACCCTGAGGACTGGAATTTACTCATTAGTGATGTGCTTAATAAGCAATATCGCATTGATGGATTAGACGGCGGATTCATGCCAATCCTTGCAATGGCTGTGGATAGCGGCGGTGAGGATGGTGTAACGGATAACGCCTATAAGTTTTGGCGCAGATGCAAGCGTGATGGCATATCAAAACGAGTGTATCTCGTCAAAGGTGATAGCACCAAGCGCCAAAAACTGATTTCTCGCACTTATCCTGATAACACCTCACGGTCAGATCGTCATGCTAAAGCTCGCGGTGATGTGCCGCTATACCTACTCCAAACAGACCAACTAAAAGATCGCATTAGTAACGCACTAAGCCGTGAGACTATCGGGGCTAACTATATCCATTTCCCGTCGTGGCTTGGAGAATGGTTTTTTGATGAATTGACCTATGAGGAGCGCGGACAAGACGGTAAGTGGCGAAAACCTGGAAAAGGCAACAATGAGGCATTTGACTTATTTTGCTATGCCCATGCAATCGCTATTTTGCGTGGTTATGAGCGTATTAAGTGGGGCGATGAGGACAATGTCCCATACTGGGCAAAACTACCTGGATTAAATCCTGATGTAATCCGAAAAGAGACAACAGCACCGGAAGAAGAAACTGAAAGTGCGGTAGAAATTGAACAAGTAAAACCGCAACCGAAACCCAAACCAAAAAGTAATTGGTTAAACGGTGGCGCAAGCAAGAAAAAAGGTGGGTGGCTGTGATTTACGACAAAGACGAGCTCGAAGAAAAAATCCGAACGCTTGATGAAAAGATCGAAAACGCCCAAAGCCAAGTTAGCTTTAATGGGCGATCGGTATCTTACCAAGTGTCCGAATGGACAAAACAACGTGACCGCTATCAACAAATGCTTAATGAGTTATTAGCGGAAACAAGACAGCGCGTTAAACGCCACAGAATCAAATATGCGAGATTTTAAACAATGGGAATATTAGATAAAGCGATTGCCGCAATCTCGCCTAAATGGGGCGCACAGCGAGCAAAAAGCCGATATGTGATGAATGCATACGAGGCAGCAATGCCAAGCCGTACACATAAGGCAAAACGCGAAAGCCAAGGCGCTAACGTATCGACCAAACAAAGTGCGGTCAGTTTGCGAGAACAAGCTCGTGCGTTAGACCAAAATCACGATATTGTGATCGGCATTTTGGACAAGATGGAAGAGCGTGTGATTGGCTCTAGAGGAATCCATATTGAACCACAACCGCTAAATTTAAGTGGTGATGTTGATGAAGAGCTGGCGGAACAAATCCGCAAAAAATGGGCGGAATGGTCTATTCGTCCCGAAGTCACTGGGCAATTTACCCGCCCGGAACTTGAGCGGATGTTGTTGCGAACGTGGCTCCGTGATGGTGAGGTATTTATCCAACTCGTGCGCGGATCTGTGGCAGGATTTAATCATAGTACAGACATTGCATTTAGCCTTGAGGCATTAGAGCCTGATTTTGTGCCGATGAATACCCTTGATACGGCAAATGTAATCCAAGGGATAGAGATTAATGCTTGGCGCCGTCCTGTGTCTTACCGCGTTTACATGGATAACCCACAAGAAAACAACCGCACTTACGGGCGAGTTAAATCAGTTCCTGCAGAAAATATGTTGCACCTTGCGTTTAAAAAGCGCTTGCATCAATTACGTGGCGTATCGATGTTGCACGGTGTAATCGTCCGTCTTGCCGACCTCAAAGATTATGAGGAAAGCGAACGAGTAGCCGCACGAATTGCAGCAGCCTTTACGATGTACATCAAAAAAGGCGATGCCGCACTTTACGGAGAGAATGAGGATTACAGCGCAGACAGTCCGGAGCGAGATTTTGAGATTGCTCCCGGTGCGATTATTGATGATTTAAAACCCGGTGAGGACATCGGATTAATCAACTCAAACCGCCCAAACGTTAACCTTGAAACCTTTAGAAATGGTCAATTAAGGGCAACAGCGGCTGGTACTCGCTCAAGTTACTCAAGCATTGCTCGAGATTATAACGGCACTTACTCAAGCCAACGCCAAGAGTTGGTGGAGAGCTTTGAGGGCTACTCCGTTTTACAAGATACCTTTGTTGCGCATATCTCCCGCCCGATTTATCGCGAATGGCTAAAAATGGCGATTGTCAGCGGTGAAATTGAGGTGCCAGTCGATATTGATCCAGCATCACTTTATAACGCTGTTTATAGCGGCCCTGTTATGCCATGGATTGATCCGACAAAAGAGGCGCAAGCCTGGAAAGAGCGCATCAAAGGTGGATTGGCAACGGAAAGCCAAGCTGTACGAGCAAGCGGTAGCAATCCAGCAGAAGTTAAACGCAGACGACGAGTGGAGGTTGAGGAAAACCGAAAATTTGGTCTCAAGTTTGACACAGATTTAACTAACACAGGTACGACAAATGAAAAAGCAAAAGATGATTCTGTCACCGATGGCGATGGCAACGAGCGCGACAAAGACGAATAACCAGTCTTGGTACTCAATCAAAGCCAAAGCCAAAGCCAACGATACGGCAGAAATCTCAATTTACGATGAGATCGGATTTTGGGGCGTATCTGCTGCGAGCTTTGCGCAGGATTTAAAAGACTGCGGAAACAACATTAAGCAGATTAACCTACACATCCACTCACCAGGTGGTGATGTTTTTGATGGAATCGCGATTTACAACTTACTGAAAAATCATCCAGCCAATGTGACAGTTTACATTGATGGTTTGGCGGCAAGTATGGCGAGCGTTATTGCAATGGCGGGCAATGAGGTAATTATGCCGGAAAATGCAATGATGATGATCCACAAGCCTTGGGGCATCCAAGGTGGCGATGCTGAGGATATGCGCAAGTATGCCGACTTATTAGACAAGGTCGAAAATACGCTAATCCCAGCTTACGCAAACAAAACAGGAAAAACACCTGAAGAATTAGCAGAAATGCTATCCGCAGAAACTTGGCTCAACGGAAAAGAATGTGTTGAACAAGGATTTGCAGACAAACTGGCCGAACCACTTGTGGCGATGGCGTCTATTAAATCAAGAAAATTAGAGGACTTTGAAAATATGCCAAAAGCAATGAAAGACATGTTGTTTAAGCCACAAGGCAACGCTGGCGCATCTGCACCACAAGCAACACAAACTGAATCTACTGTACCTGTAAATAAAGTTACACAGGTAGTAGTTAATAATGCTCAAGTGCAAGCCGAATTAAATAAACGTAACGCTGACATTAAAGCGGTATTTGCACCGTTTGGTACTACGCACAATGATTTGTTAGTAGAGTGTTTAGGTGATTTATCAATTACCGCAGATCAAGCCAAAGATAAATTATTAGCAAAACTTGGTGCAGGTACAACGCCAAGTGCAGCAGTAACGCCTTATGCCGATAACGGTAACATTGTTGGTGATAGCGTGAAACAATCCTTATTGGCTCGTGCAGGTATCGACAAAGATAAAGTAAATGCTAAAGACAACGCATACAATGCAATGACCTTGCGTGAGCTTGCTCGTGCATCATTGGTCGATCGTGGTATTAGTGTTGCAGGCCAAAATGCAATGAGCATGGTTGGCTTGGCATTTACCCACTCAAGTTCTGACTTTGGTCAAATCTTAATTGATGTGGCGCATAAATCCTTGCTTAAAGGTTGGGAAACTGCAGCGGAAAACTTTGATCAATTTACCTCTCGTGGCACATTAACCGACTTCCGCGCGGCGAAACGTGTTGGTTTAGGTGATTTTGGTTACTTACCGCAAGTCGGTGAGGGTGAGGAATACACCTACGGCACAATCGGCGATGAAGGCGCTAGCGTTGCATTAGCGACTTACGGACAATTATTTAGCATTACTCGTCAAGCAATCATCAATGACGATATGCACTTGTTGACAAAAATCCCTGAAAAAATGGGACAGGCGGCACGTGCAACCATCGCTAAATTAGTGTTTGCGTTATTAACCGGTAACGCGATTGCACAAGATGGCAAAAAATTATTTGATGGCTCGCACAAAAACTCATTTGATAATGCCGCATTAGATGTGGCCAATATTGATAAAGCAATTCAAATGATGAATGGCTTTGTCAATACTCGTGGTGAACCATTAGCGATTGAGCCTGATTTTATGTTGTTACCAACCTCACTTTATACTCGCGCTAAACAAGTTCTAGGTTCGGCAAGTGTTGAGGGAGCTGATATTAACTCAGGTATTATCAATCCAATCCGAGACATTGTGCCAACAGTTAAATCTGCACGGTTACAAGTCGCCGATCCAAAATCTTGGTACTTAATCAACAAAGAGGCGATTGAAGTTTCTTATCTTGACGGCATTGATACGCCATACATTGAGCAACAAAATGGCTTTACCGTTGACGGTGTATCTACCAAAGTACGCATTGATGCCGGTGTTAACGTGATTGACTACCGTGGCATTGTAAAAGTTACCAATAAGTAACTTAAAACGCCTTAAATAACGACCGCACTTTTAATCGAAGTGCGGTTTTTTATTATCACAATTAAAGGATCATTAAATATGTCTAAAAATTACTTACAAGACGGATACACCGTGCGTTTTACCGCTACTGCAGCTGTAAAAAGCGGTGATGTAGTGATGTTAGAAAACCTTGCTGCAATCTCAGTATCTGATGTTGCACAAAATGAAACAGGCATTGGCTTAACTACAGGTGTTTTCACTGTGAAAGCAAAAGCGGAAGATGACATTAAACAAGGCGCAATTGTTTACTGGTCAGCAACCGATGGTGCAACGATTACCGCAGGTAGTAACAAGCGTTTAGGTATTGCTTGGAATGCTAGTGGCGCATCGATGGGCACAGTAGATGTCAAGATCAACGCTTAGTCCGTTTGATGACGCACTCGCACAGGCGGACAAAGTCATATCAGATGTGATGATGTCCGTCTATGTTATCAACGGCAAAAAATACAAGGCGGTGTTAGATGAGTCGCCTAAAGAAGTTGAACCAATTAATGGAGTTTATCGTACGCTTACGCTATTCAAATCTTCTGGTTATAAACCAAAGAAAAATGACCGCATAACAATAAATAACATTGATTATATTATCAGTGGTTTCAGCTTTAATTCGGGAACGATTATTCTTCAACTTGAAGAGGATGCGAGTTACTAATGGCAATTAATGACGACATCGAAAAAGCCAAAAAGGCTCTAACGGATATTGATAAAAAAGCCGTTCCTCAAGCTATGGCGCGCACAATTAATAATGTTGCTGCAAAAGTTATGGTGAGAGCTGTAATAGATACATCCAAGAAAGTAGATGTGCCTAAGCGCTTTATTAAAGGGCGAGCGAAACTAGAACGAGCCAAGCCAAGACGATTAAGTGCATTTATTAAAGTTAATCGAGGAAATTTACCTGTTATCAGGTTGGTTAAAGGTGATGGGAGATTTATTCGAAGAGGCGAAAATAAAGGTCAACTAAAAGTCGGAAATCGTTTTTATCAACGGTCGTTTATTCAAGAGCTTAAGAATGGTCGAACTCAAGTAATGCAACGACAAGGGAAAGATCGTTATCCTATCGATGTAGTCAAAATTCCACTCAAAATTCCACTTACAGAGGCATTCCACGCAGAGGTTAAACGAGCGTACGAAAAGGAAATGCCAATGGAGTTGAGAAATCAACTAATTAGGCAAATACAGATAGTGGTAAAAAAATGAAAATTCATTCGAAGATCAGACAGGCAGTCATTGATGCTTTACAACCGCATTTACCAAAAGTTAAGGAATTTAGCAATGGCAAGCCATCATTCACCGATATTGAAACACAGAGTCCAACAGTAGCGGTATTTATTAGTAATGTTACGCCAACAGGATATTTAGACGGAACATTACACGCGACACTACATGTTGCGGCATTTATGCGCTCAGCGTCGAGAGAAGATGACTTAGATAAACTTGCGCAAGAAATCTATGAAAGCGGCATCGTTGAAGAATCATTAGCAAGCCTAACCGAGACAACTGCATTCTCGTCTTTTGATTACGAGCAAGACGAACAAATGGCAACGTGGATCGCTGCCGACATTCAATACAACATCACTTATGAGGCCAATAATGACTAAGAAAGACACTACACCAATGAAAGGCGCAGGCCTACAATTTTTTCGTCTAAAAGACGAAAAAGAAAGCACCGCCATTCAAGATGGGACAATTTCAGTGACTGAAATTAAAAATACTGAAAACTGGGAGCGCATTGCGAAAATTAAAGAGTTATCTCCTGGTGAAGTAACAGCAGAAAGTTACGAAGACAACTACTTAGATGATCCAAATGCAGAATGGAAATCAACTAGCCAAGGAGCTAAATCAGCGGGTGAAACATCCATTACTCTTGCATGGCTACCAGGTGATACTGCACAACAAGCTATCGTTACAGACTTTGATAGTGGTAAGAAAAAATTCTATCTAATTTTATTCCCAAACGGCACGCGAGATGTTTATTTTGCTTGGGTTTCTTCTTTGGGTAAAGCTGTCCCACAAAATGAAACAATGACTCGTACAATCAAGCTAACCAATGTTGGTAAACCGTTATTAGCCGAAACCAACAAAGCAGGTGATTAATTATGTTAAAACAAATCAAGTTTGAAGTCAGTGGCCAAACTCTCCAGTTATCGGCACTATCTGCTTTAGATTATCTCGAATATATCGAGTATATGAATTCTCTAGAAAAACCCGAACCAATCAAAACGGAAGATACAGAAAAGGAAATTAATGCAAAACTGAACCAAATGACAAGAAATAACTTGTTGGCTCATGCAAGATTAATCGCTTTTTCGTTGTCACACTATCAAACAGATAAAACTATTGAAGAGTTGCAAAAAGAAGTATTAACAACGCTTACCAATAGCGACTTTTATTTGGTCTTAGAGGCTGTTCAAAATGTGTGTAACTTCCCTAAGTCTGAAGGGCGTGAAGATGAGAGTACGGATGGCGAAATAAAAAACGCCTAGAGGCCGAACTTGATTTTGTTTTAAAACTTGCGCACGAATTTAAGCGTGCAGATTACCGAAGAATGCTCCGTGAGATTTCTCTTGCGGAGTATTTTTCTTGGTATAAATATTTCGGAGCGCGACCATTCACGCTAGAAATGCTTGATTATGGCTACGGAATAATTACAAGTTCGGTCTATAACTGCGCAGCCGCAAAACAGGTTGTAACCGCTAGGGATTTTTCTATCTTTAATTCTGATGATTCGTCAAAAGAAATGACGGATGAAGAAATGACGGATGAAGAAATGATGGAAGTGTCTGCTGCAAATTCAGGAGTATTGAGAATTGGACCAGATTAGCAATTTAAAAATAAAACTCGAGGCAGAGACAGCCAAGTTCACAGAAGAAATTAACAAGGCTAAAAAATCTCTAGATGGCTTTGGGAAAACGCATGGCGGTATTAATCTCACTAAAATTGCGATTGGTGGGTTGGCTACAGCGGCATTAGCTGCCACAGGTGCAGTAGTTTCTTTCGTAAGTTCTTTGGGTGATGGAATAAAGATTTACGAAGAAACCGAGCGTTACATGGCTAGAACAGAGGCTCAATTAAGAGCAACTGGTGCGGCAGTTGGTTTTTCCTCTTCACAATTAGATGAGTTTGCTCGATCTGTTGCGATGAATACGCTTGCTAGTACAGACGGTGTTCGCCAAGCAATATCAGTAATGATGACATTTAAAAGTGTTACTGGTGAATCATTTAAAGAGGCAATCAAGCTATCTCAAGATTTAGCAGAAACATTTGGTACTGATATTTCAAGCGAGGCTAGAAACCTTGGACGCGCGTTAGAAAGTCCAGCCGATGCAATATCTCTCCTAAAAAGAAAAGGCATAGAGCTTACCTCTGAACAGCAGAATTTAATCAATTCTTTTGTTGAAACTGGTGATAAGGCTAAGGCGCAAGAAGTTATATTTAAAGCGCTACAAGAGCGAGTTGGAGGCACAGGAGAAGGCTCTGCTAAAGATACATTATCAGGCTCGCTTGATACTCTTGGACAAGCAACAGATGAATTAAAAGAGCAGTTTGCTGAAACTACTGGTATCACAAAATTCTTCAAAGGTGCTGTAGATGGCCTTTCAGGTGCTTTTATCAAATTAACTAAGGCAATGAGAGGGGTTGATACTGCTACCCATGTTAAAAATCTAGAAAATGAAATATCTCTCCTAGAAAAATCCAAAAAGTCTCTAGAGCAACAATTTGAATCAGGGGCTTTTGATGGTAGTGATGAAGTGTTAGCTGCAATGCGCGACCAAATGGAACGCCAGCAAGCCAACCTAGATAAAGCACGTGCGAAATTAAAAGCTGAGCAAGATAAACAAAAGGCTGATGCGGATGCCGCAGAAGCTAATCGCAAGAAAGCAGAGAAAGAAGAAAAAGAGAAAGCTGGTAAGGCTCAACTCGAAAAAATTGAAGATAAACTAAAATCTCGACAACAAAAGCTAACAGAGCAACATGAAAAAGACAAGAAAGCAATACAAAATCTTGTTCTAAGTGAAGTTGAAATTAAAAAACGTGGTTTTGAAACAATTGATCAATTGAGAAATTCAGAACTTGGTAAACTTGAGCAAAATTATAATGAGCAACTTGCCGCAATAATCAAAGGCGAGAATAAAAAAACATCTATTAAGTCTAAACATGGCTCAGGTAGTAAAACGAGTGATGTTGCGTCTTTGGATATGCAGTATGCCAATGAAATGCAAAAACTAGCCTTGCAACATCAGCAACGCATAGAGACGATTAATAAGATGGCTATTTCTGAAAAAGAGGCTAAAGAGCGAAATTTCGGAAGTGCATTAGAATTAAGAAAGCATTATTTAGCATTAGAGGCTCAAGCGTACGATCAGGCGTTAGAGAAACAGAAAGCCAAAGAAATCAAAGAAGATAATGACAGAGCAAATAAAGTGCGGTCATTTTTTAATGATATTCGTGGTTCAGGTAATGATCCGTATGTCCAAAGCGATATTACTCGAGAAGATCAGTTAGTTAAGGCTCAAGAACTTTATGAACAGCAACTTATCAATGTTCAACAGTTCGAAGAGGCCAAGGCACTAATAGAAGATCAGTATCGACAACGCAAGGAAGATTTAGATAGACAAGCACTCACGACACAGCTAAATATTGCCGCATCATTATTTGATGGATTGGCAGGATTGGCGGAGTCGGCAGGTGGTAAGCAGTCGGCAGCATATCGAACACTTTTTGCTATCTCTAAATCATTTCAAATCGCCGAGTCCTTAATTAATTTACATGCTGCAGTTATGAAAGCCATGAATGACCCTACAGCGGTTACGCCTGCTCAGAAATTTGCGAATATGGCAGCTGTGGCAAGTCAAGGTGCTGCAGTTTTGAATCAACTTAAAAGCGTCACTATTTCAGGTGCTCGTGCGAGTGGTGGTTATGTTGGCGGTGGGAAAACCTATCTTGTTGGGGAGAAAGGTCCAGAGTTATTCACGCCAGGAGCAAGCGGACAAATTACTAGTAATTCTAATCTGAATAAAGCATTAGGCGAGTCAAATAGTAAAACGGTTGTTATCAACCAAACAAATAACTTTGGTGATAGGGAAAGCGATCCTGCTTTAGCTGCGGAGATTGCGAGATTAACCAAAGCTCAGGTCTATGAAGTGCTCAGAACTGAAACAAGAAGTGGTGGAATGATGGGATAAAGTTATGAAAGAATTATTTAATTTTAAAGTACAGTGGGGGATGCCATTAGACTTTAAGCCCAAAGTTGATGTAATTAAGTTTGGTGATGGTTATGAGCAGCGTAGAGTTGAAAGTATTAACTCTATTCCTTTATCAACCACTGCAACAATTAGATACCATAAAATGCGCGAAAGAAACATGATTGGTTCTCTTGATTCTTTCCTTATGCGTCATGGCGGTTCCAAATCATTTGAGTGGATTCCACCTGGTGAATCTAAGCGTATATTAATTGTTTGCTCCGAATGGTCGAAAATTGACAATGGCCCTTACGTTGAATATTCATTGCAGTTTCGACAAGTTTTTAACTGATTTGAGAACCTTATCACAAATAAAAAAGTTGAAATAAGGTAGGATCGTTAGCCATTCAATTTTATTGAGCCAGGAGGATTGTGTGGCTATTCGATTCAGAAAAACAAAGAAAATTTTACCAGGAGTAAAATTAAATCTAAGTAAATCAGGTGTAAGTGTTACGACTGGGGTTAAAGGTGCCTCAATTAATATAGGGAAAGATGGCGTTTATCGTAATTTAGGAATACCAGGAACAGGTATATCTAAACGAGATAAATTGAAATTTACTCAAGATAAGGATGAGAACTATTTAGAAGTATTAATTGATTATGTAATCGATGGCGAGATATTTACATTAAATGTGGCCGTAACAAATTATTTTTCTGATGAAAAGGCGATTTATGGGTATTGCGAAGAAATAGAAGGAGAATCGATCTTTTATTTAAATAATATCCAAAGAGCGATTGATGTTAATTCTGGAAATAAAATAGAAGATCTTCAAAATTTTTTTTCGCAATTAAACCATCAACGAAATGAAAGTGGTGAGTTACCAATAGGAAAGATCCTTGTTGTAACATTTATACTATTCATAATTGCCTATATATTTGTTTTTGCCAAAAATTAAATTAACAAATCCCCCCCATATAATTAAGACTAATACACCAAAGCCGCTCTAAGCGGCTTTTTTATTGGAGTAAACAATGCCACAATTAATTAGCAACGCATTTAAACTCGACCTAGCCAAACTTGAACAAAATGCCCTCATTGAATTGTTTGAGGTGGATTTACGAGGATTGAAAGATAATGACGGGATGAATGGCGAGTTATATCGATTTTATGCTGGTACTAATGAGAAATCACAATCTATCGTATGGCAAGGCAAAACATTTGAGCCATTTGCCGTAAAAGCTGATGGTTTTGAAATGTCAGGTAATGGCCCAAGTAATCGACCAACTCTCACGCTGGGAAATATTAACGGAGTTATTACCGCACTTTGTAACCGCTTTGATCAATGTTTGGGTGGGATTGTCAGACGCAGATTAGTCTATATGCACTATCTTGATGCGGTGAATTTTGCAAATGGAAATAACAAAGCAGATCCAACGCAAGAGGCGTTAAGTTACTTTGTGATTGAGCAATTATCCTCATTAAATCGAGATATTGCTCAATTTACACTGGCGTTACCATCTGAAACCGACAACGCATTAATTGGTGCAAGAATGATTACCTCCACTTGCAGTTGGTTGTATCGTAGCGTTGAGTGTGGCTATACAGGCGGAGCGGTCGCAGATGAAAAAGACCAACCGACAGCCGATCTTAAAAAGGATAAGTGCAGTGGATTATTGACCGGATGTAAATTGAGAAACAATACGCATAACTATGGCGGATTTGTTAGCGTTGATAAGTTGGGGTAACAATGGACGGCAAATTACATAACGAAATTATTAGTTATTCAAAATCAAAAGAACCGCAAGAAAGTTGCGGTTTTGTTGTTTTAGTGGATAGCGGAAAAGTCTTTATGCCTTGCGAAAACGCATCAGAAGATAAAGAAAACCACTTTGAAATATCGCCAGAAGATTATATTGCAGCAAGTGAGAAAGGCGAGGTTTTAGCCTTAGTCCACTCACACCCACAAGGCGAGCCAAAACTATCACAAGCAGATTTACAAACACAACTTTATAGCCAGTTAGATTTTTGGTTAGTTTGTAATGAGCAAATCCATATTTTCCCGAAAATCCCATTTTTAATTGGCCGTGATTTTAAACACGGTGAAATGGATTGCTACACATTATTTAGAGATTTTTACCGCTTATCTGGTTGTAACTTGCCTGATTTTGAACGAGACGATTACTGGTGGGAAGATGGCTTTAATCTCTACCTAGATAACATGGCAAAACACGGCTTTGAGCAAGTAGAAGAACCACAAATAGGCGATGTTATTTTAATCAACATAGGAGCTGATGTACCCAATCACGCAGCAATTTATGTCGGTAATCAAATGGTTCTTCATCATGCACCAAAACGATTATCCAAGCGTGATTTATATGATGGATATTGGCTTAAACACACTCATAGTATTTGGAGATATAACGCATGGTCAACGTTAGATTTTACGGTAGCCTTAAACAGTTTGGATCTGAATTTAGGCTAGATTGCCAAACTACGGCGGAGATAGTCCAAGCCTTAACGAGCCAAATTCCTAAATTGCGTCAATTTATTCAACAAGGGCTATTTACCGTGCGAGTAGGGCGAGACTACTTTGATAATCGTTATCTCGAGCAAGGGCTGAGCCACAAACTAAAAGATGATGCAACAGTCCATTTTACACCTGTTTTAAAAGGCTCAAAACGTGGCGGATTATTTGGCGTGATTGCGGGTGTCGCAATTATTGCTGGTGCAATCGTTTTAGGTCCGCTTACTGGCATTATCAGTACCAATGCTGCTTGGATAGTGGGTTCTGTTGGGGCGTCTCTATTATTGGGTGGCGTTGCTCAGATGCTCACAAAAATGCCAGAAATGAAAATGGGCACTGAAAAAGAAAAGAAACAATCTACGGCATTTTCGAACCTGTCGAATATGACAGCGCAAGGAAAGGCTATGCCATTGGCGTATGGGAGAATGAGGGTTGGCTCTCTCATCATATCTCAGGGTGTAGAAACGATGGATACTGAAATTTAAGGAGTTTTCAATGGGTAAAGGTGGCGGTGGTGGCGGTGGTCATACTCCAGTCGAGGCAAAAGAGAGCGGAAGAAGTAAGCAACTTGTCAAAATTGTTGAAGTAATTTCAGAGGGCGAGGTTTACGGTTTAGCCGATGGAATGAAATCCATCTATTTTGACAAAACGCCAGTACAAAACAAAGACGGCTCTTATAATTTCAAAAATGTGCAGGTAGAGGGGCGTGTAGGCGGTCAAGTACAGGATTTAATGGCTGGGTTTAACACCTCCGAAAAAGAGGTCGGTGTTGGCACTCTAGTTAAAAAAAATCTACCGCTTACAAGAACCGTGACCGATAGCAAAGTATCTCGATTACGCTTGACCATTGGTGTCCAATCGCTTTTTAAGCAAGAGGATAATGGCGACACCAACGGAACAACAGTAAACTTTATCATTACTATCGGCTCAAGAACTTACCCTGTGTCAATTAGTGGCAAGTATAGCTCTCAGTATTTGCAACATCATACTTTTGATAATCTGCCTAGCGTGCCATTTATTGTCAAAGTCGAGAGAACTACAGAGGATAGCACAACACAGCGCCTACAAAATAATACCATTTGGTCTAGCTACACTGAGATTATTGACACCGAATTTGCTTATCCAAACACAGCTTTGATGGGGGTTAAATTTGACTCGGAGTATTTTAGCAATATCCCTACTCGTACCTATGACCTACTTGGCTTAAAAGTAAAAGTACCAAGCAACTATGACACTCGTACTCGGAAATATACGGGGATGTGGGATGGCACATTTAAAATTGACTGGACAGATAACCCTGCTTGGGTGCTCTATGATGTCGTAACGAATAAACGCTATGGCTTAGGCGGAAGACTTGGTGAGTTTGGTGCGGATAAATGGGCGTTATATCAAGTCGCTCAATATTGTGACCAATTAGTGCCAGATGGATTTGGCGGGCAAGAGCCACGATTTACCTGTAATGCTTGGTTAACCGAACAACGCTCTGCTTACCAAGTTATTAATGACATTTGCTCAATTTTCCGAGCAATGCCAGTTTGGAATGGTCAGCAACTAACCGTGGTAATGGATAGACCTGCAGATCCAGTTTGGACTTATACAAATGCCAATGTGGATGAAAACGGATTTAGTTATACATTTTCAGCCAGAAAATCCCGCCACAACGCAATCCAAGTTGAATACGCAGATAAAGAGAATAGCTACGAGAAAGCGATTGAATATGTTGCTGATGACGAAGAAATTCGCAAGCACGGATTAAATGTTAAGAAAATCACGGCTTTTGGCTGTACATCAAGAGGGCAAGCGCACCGCACTGCCTTATGGTTGTTGCAAACAGAAAAACTAGAAACCAAAACAGTCACGTTTACCGTTGGCGCAGAAGGGTTAATGCATATTCCTGGCGACATTATCAAAGTCGCTGATACGCACTATGCAGGTACTAATATTGGTGGTCGAGTTTTAGCAGTTAATGGCAAAACCGTAACATTAGACCGTGAAATCACCCTTAGCGGCAATAGTTACCTAAGCTATATCAATGCCAATGCTAAACATCAAAATATTAAGATTATCTCAGTCAATGGTGCAGAGGTAACACTCGATCAACCGCCATTAGGTTTGGAACTCTACGGCGTATGGTCTTTGACTACTCAACAAGTAACAAGCCAATTATTTAAGGCGTTATCTGTAAAAGAGGAGAGCAAAGGCAAGTACACCATTATGGCGTTACAACACGAGCCACAAAAAGAGGCTATTGTTGATAATGGCGCTAAGTTTGAGCCAGTAGGAACAGCCCCGCTGACTACACCGCAAATTAGTAACATTGGCGTGGCAGTAAATTCGGATGGTGGCGTATCAGTTGATAGTAGCGTGACTGGCGGTAATGGCATCGTCAAATACGATATCCGCATTTACAAAGGCGGTGTGCTATATGACGTGCGATCAGGACAACAATCTCCAAATCTGAATATAGGCGGACTCGAAAATGGGGATTATAGTGTCCTTGTCCAAGTTAAAAATGATAATGGGCAGTTATTGAGCGAAAAAACTCAGACTTTTACCATCAATAAACCGCCAGCACCAACAGGCGTAAGAACAACTGGCGGTCTGGGTAATATCACGCTTGAGTGGGATTGGGTTGATGATGCGACGGCAACAGAAATTTTTGCAAGTGAAACTGACGACATTAAAACAGCCAAACGTTTGACGAAAGTCACGGCAAGAATGTACACGCACGAAGTTGGCGCAAAACAGGTTAGATATTACTGGTTGCGACATACTCGTGGTGTGAATGCAGGGCCATTTAATCAGCAGTCAGGGATTAAAGGTGAAAGTGCGGTAAATATTGATGCCGAGCTAGATGTCCTAAACAAAAAACTGTCTCAAACGTTAAACATCCAAGCGGAGAACCTTACTGGGAAAATATCAAAGAGCCAGTTAGATAGTGCGCTTACAGGTGAGTTAGCGGGTATCCAATCAGCTACCAGTAATGCATCAGCTCAAATTAATGCTATCAACAAAAATAACGAGGCATTTAGCGCCGATATTAGACAAAAAATCAGTGCGCTTGAATTAGGTTCGAGAAATATTGATATTGATGTTGGTGGAAGAAATTATTTACTCCGCTCATCGGGTACGGCTACGGTCTGGAATGTATCACCAGATGCGAAAGAAAATTGGCGTGGTAAAAAACTAACTTTGTCACTATACCTTAATGCGAAAGGTATTGTACGAGGTGGGCGAAATCGTGTTGGGCTATCTATGTTTTTGTACTACATGGATAATAGCTACACATGGGTAGAGTGTTGGTTAAGTAACCATCAAGGCGATTATAGTGGTAGATTAAAATCAACATTCCAATTACTCGATAAGCCGATTAAAAGTATTTCAAACTGCTCATTTAAAGTTGAGCTTGGCGGAGGAACTTGCGTTGCAACTAATCCTAAATTAGAGATTGGTAATGTTGCAACTGACTGGAGTCCAGCTCCCGAAGATTTGACGACTGTTATCCAGTTTGAAGACATTAAAAGATCGCTCACTAACGAATCTAACACAAGGGTGGCTTGGGAAAACTCAGCTAACTCTCGTATTGGCAATGCTGAGACGACAATTAATCAATTAGGCGGAACCAAAGCCAATAAAGACGAAGTAGCAACTATTGCTGCACAAGCGTTAAGGTCTCAATGGCAATCTGATGCTAAAGCTAAGGTAGATGAGGTTAGTCGAGCTATATCGTCAGAGACTAGTGCTCGCACTGAGTGGCAACGCTCTGCTGAGTCTAGGATTGGACAGGCTGAATCTACGATTACAAGTATTAATACAACCAAAGCCAACAAAGATGAAGTGGCAACTATTGCTGCACAAGCGTTAAGGTCTCAATGGCAATCTGACGCTAAAAGCTAAGGTGGATGAGGTTAGTCGAGCTATATCATCAGAGACTAAAGCTCGCACTGAGTGGCAACGCTCTGCTGAGTCTAAGATTAATCGTGTAGATGGATTTTCGGCTCGCATTGACGAAATCAATCGGACTGTGACCGATGTATCGGGTAAAGTATCGGCAACTCGCACTATCAAAACTCAGGCTATTGCTGGAGGCAGGACGGCTATTGCGGGTATTGCGCTTGGGGCATCTAGCTCTGGTCGAGATGTCGAAAGCTCGGTTATTGTGATGGCAGATCGCTTCCAGGTTGTTAAAAACGCCTCTGATAGCTCACCAAAACCAATATTAAAGGTGGAGAGCGGGCAAACTTTTTTAAATGGCGATTTAATTGCAGATGGTGGCATTACTACCCAAAAATTAGCGGCAAATTCCGTAACGGCAACCCAACTTACCTCTAATTCGGTTACTGCAAGACATGTTGCGGCTGAGAGTATTGGTGCAACCCACGTTGCAGCACGCTCCCTAACGGCTGATAGACTGAATGTAACTAGCATATCATCGATTAGTGCTGATTTAGGCACTATCAATGGTGGCTCGCTTAAAATTGGTAGTTTAAATGGTAATTTTGGTACTTTGTTTGAGGTGCAGTCTAATGGTGGTTTCAGACTTATTAGCCGAGATGCAAGTGGTGGTATTGAGTTATCCAGTGCTACAAGAGCGTTACACGTTTGGGACGGTGGAACAGAGGTTGTTAGAGTGGGTAAATTATCCTAAGGAGAGTTATGTATTACATTGATGAGCCTGTATCGATTGATAAATCGTTTACAGAAAAACCTATCTGCGCCTGGCATATCGCTGGGCGTTTGACTATTGATTACATCAATAAAAATACCACGATTGAGCTTGTAAGTTGGGCAGACAAACAAGCATTTTTAGCACGCGGAGAATCATTAGTAACATTTTTGACTGTCAATGATTGCCCTAGATTTAGTGTTGACCCGAGTTTGTTTGCTTTACGAGCATTAACAACCGTTGAGGGGTCGCCTTTTTATAAAAAACAAGTTAAATGCGATTATGATTTAGACCATATTTCGCAAGTGTGGATTGATGACAACTCAGGAGGAACATAATGGCTTATGGGTGCAAAGTAGGAGATAAAATTTTACAATTTAATAAAATTAAAACTTCAAAATATGGAATATCTAATAATATAAATGAAATAAATTTAGAAGAATTATATAAATTTAAAGGCGAATACAAAGGGGGGGGCGAA